CAGGAATTTTTAAGATAGGTTATACTAAACTTTCACCAGAAGAAAGAGCAAAGCAAGTATCTAATGCTACTGGTGTGGTGCTTCCGTATGAAGTAGCATGGGCTTTCGCGTGTTTTAATGCGGAACAATTGGAGGGTACCATACATCACGCGTTAAATAAATATCGCGTTAACTCACAGAGAGAATTTTTTCAATTAGATTTGGAAACTATAAAAATAACTATAGAAACAATAGGTAAAGATTATATATAATGGGCAAAAGAATAGTAATGAAAAGAACAATAGATTGGCTTGCAGCTAGTAAAAAAATGGATGCTATTAATAAGTTAATGGGGTTTAAATTGGACTGGGAGACTGTAGAGATGAAAGATGAATTAATATATTATAAATTAAATTAAATACACCATGAAGGATAAACAAGAAAAAATCAACAGTCTAATTCTTATAGTTAGGGAGATGGAAGAATTATGGATTCATCACCCTAAAAACCCTAATAAAATAAATGTTATTAGGGAATATGAAAGATTAGAAAAAATTAGAGAAGAATTAGAGAATGAAATTGATGGTGTGTAGTTAGGATATATATTTATAATTAAATATAATTTTATTTAAAATGAAGATGCTAGATAAAGAAAAGATTTTTCAATTGTTTGTTGATGGTAAGATTGTAGATGATGCACAAACTAAGGCTGAAATCCAAGATTTCATGAATGGGCCTTATGCTAAAATAGGGATGTTTGTTAAACTTATACAGAACCATCAAATTTTCCATCAAAAACTAGAGAAATTTCTAAAACAAGAATCACCTGAATATAATCTAGAATCTACAAAAGATGCTTCGGAATTTGCTATAAATAGTAGAGCTTGGGAATATATTAAAAAAATAAATCCTAAGAATGGGGAAGATGAAGAGGCAATACACGGGTTTGATCCTGAATTGTTATATAGTATATTAAATGGAATTATTAAATATTATGAAGATTATGAAGATTATATTAAATGTGCTCATTTATTTTCAATACAACAAATTATTGAGAGGAAAGAAGTAAAATAACTAGGATATTAAAAATTCTTTTCATACCTTCAAATCACCCGTTTTAAAAAATGTAAAAGGAATTAAAAATAAAATAAAATAATGAGAAACAGAGAAACTCTTAATAGGAGATTAGAACAATTAGACCACATTTTAATAAATTTACAAAGAATAATTAATACCCAGGAACCAATTGAGGTTTATAAAAATAATATCTCTAAGGCACAAGAAGTTATTGAAGATATTAGGACTATAGTGGAAAGAGAACCAATGAGTCCTCAGGAACTTAATAGTACATTAAAATAAAAAAAAATAAGGTTATGATATTGACAGCAGAACAAATCCAAAATAATTGGGGTGAATTTCTAAGTAATATAGAAAAGTATATAGAAATGCCTCGCCAACAAAAACTACTTGATTTTTATAAGAAATTTGAGGACCGCATAATATTAATGCCTGCGGCCAACCATAAAAAATACCACTCAGCATTCCCTGGAGGATATGTTGACCATGTTAATAGAGTTGTTAGAGGAGCATTAGCCACCTCAGATATGTGGGAAAAATTTGGTTGTGATATGTCTACATTTACTAAGGAAGAATTAGTATTCTCAGCAATAAATCATGATTTAGGTAAAATGGGTTCAGAGAAACATGAAGCATATATCCCTCAGACAGACAAATGGCGTAAAGAAAAATTAGATGAAGATTATACCTTTAATACTGCTTTACCTTTTGCATCAGTTCCAGATCGTGGTTTATTCTTATTACAACAACATGATATTAAATATACCTTTAATGAGATGGTTGCAATTCAAACCCATGATGGGATTTATGATCCAGCTAATGATAAATATTTAAAAGGATTTATGCCCGAAACCAAACCTCGCACTTCCCTACCTTTTATTCTCCACCAAGCAGATATGATGGCTGCGCGGATTGAATTTGAAATTGAATGGTTACCAAAGCTTTCTAAAAATAGCGTGCCTACCCCAAAACCCAATTTTACATTACCACTAAATAACAAACCAACAACTAAATCTAAGGCACTTAATACCATTGCTAGTCAAGGATTAAAAAATATGTTAAATAGTTTATAATGTTACAAATAATAGTTATTATATTAGGGATTTTAGTCGTTATCTTAGGATATACGACTATTAATCTCTTTCGAAAACATGAAAAATTAATAGATATTGTAATTTCTCAAAACGGATTCCTCGATAAGATAGAGGAAAACATTAATTCCAATAGTGTTCGTTTAAAAGAAATAGACTATAAAGGTTCTTTTAAAAGTGATGATGAAATTGGTTGGTTTTTTAATGAAGTAAAGAAAATTCAAAATGATTTATTACAGTTTAAGAAAAAAGAATGACTATAAAAATAAAAAAAAGACGACCTAAAAGTAAAAATTACTTCACCCAAGAAACTGAAAATGCTATTGTGTTATATAATAATACCTCATGTTTCTCCACCAGAAGTAAAATTTATGAACGTGAAATACATTTCGCGTTTTTTAAACTTACACAAAATATTATACATACCTTTAAATTCTACCATACTGATGTAGAGAATTTAGAACACTTACAACATGAGATAATTACCTTCTTATTATCTAAAATTCATTTATTTGACCCTACAAGAGGTGCTAAAGCATATTCATATTTTGGTACTATAGTTAAAAGATGGTTAATATTGTATAATACAAAAAATTATAGTAATAAAATTAAAAAAGTAGAGGTAGATGTACTTACTGGGGAAGACTCAACCCACACTTATAACCAAGGAGATGAGGAGATAAAAAGTGATCTAGATAAATATGTTAGTATTTTTACAGACCATGTTTCAGAACACATATTTGAATTATTCCCCAAAAAGAATGATGCCCAAATAGCAGACGCTATACTAGAATTATTTAGAAGAAGAGAAACATTAGAAGTGTTTAATAAAAAAGCTCTTTATATCTATATTAGGGAAATGGTTGATGTAAAAACTCCTAAAATTACTAAAATAGCAGATAAACTACATGCTATATTTAAACAACAGTATATATTTTTCTTAGAAAATGGTTACGCTAAATTCTAAAACCCTTTTATTTCCATATTTATAACAAAATTACATTATGGGATCATTAGAAAGTATTGTATTTGGGAAGAAAAAATTCTCAAATATTCTAGAAGAAATATACAATAACCAAAAAAGAAAAGAAAAACAAATTTCAGGTTTAATATCTGAGTTAAAACCCTTAATTAGTGATATCGGAGATGCTACTTTAATTGTTCCATTAATTAAGGAGTATCTAGATATTGGTGTACGTAACGATGAACAGTTAATTAAAATGGCTACTATAGTACAGCGTGCGCTCAATAACAGCTCTAGTGATGACTCAACGGGTATAACAGAAGAAGAAAAAAACCAATTAATGGAAGAATTAGATAAATTAAATACTAATTTCGAAGATAAAAAAGATGTCAAATAAATATGGTTTTGCAAGTGTAAATCAACAATTAAATGTAAGTACCAACCCAAGTACTCAGTTACAACAACAAATTGACTTCCTTTCCCAAAATGTTATTTCAGCTAGGGTAACAGATATAATTCTTGATTCCAACCATCCCTCTTTTGAATCTAAGGGTGGTTGGGTTGGGATAGGTACTATATTTTTTGAACCGGTTGAAGGTGCTAATTTACAATCAAAAAACAATAACTTTGCTATACCCCTACTATCATTTGCTAAAAATTATCCCCTAGTAAATGAGTTGGTGCTTCTTTTCCTGCTCCCCGATAATAATCTTTCTACTAATAATAACACTACTAGATATTATTATTTAAATTCTATTGCAGTTTGGAATAATCAACACATGAATGGTTATCCTAATTTATTAAAAAAATCTAATACACAACCAACCGAAAATAAAAATTACCAAGAAATAGAACAAGGGCAGACCCGAAAATCAACTGAAGAAGAAGTTAATTACGATTTTAATTCCCCCTTAGTTGGTGGGACCTTTGTTGAACGAAGTAATATTCATCCCCTTTTATCTTATGCTGGGGATGTTATATTAGAAGGTAGGTGGGGTAATTCTATTCGCTTTGGGAGTACTGCTAAAGTTAATTCTAATAATTGGTCAACCAACGGTGAAAATGGTGACCCTATTACTGTATTAAGAAATGGTCAATCTATAAATTCTAGTGAAGAAGGTTGGGTCCCTACAGTTGAAAATATAAATGAAGATTTAAGTTCATTATATTTAACCTCTAACCAAACAATACCTTTAAAAATACCTATTACCTCTTTTTCTGCTTTTAAATCTCCACCTGAAACCCTCACATCATATAGTGGGAGTCAAGCATTACTAAGTTCTGATAGATTAGTTTTTAATAGCAAATCCGATAGTATTATATTAAATGCTTTTACAAATATATCTTTATCTTCAATCCAATCTGTGGGTATATATTCTCAAGAAGGAGATGTTGTTCTACAATCTAGTAAAAATAAAATTAGATTAGGTGATACTAATGCTAATCAATCTGTTATTTTAGGAGATAATTTTATAGGAGATTTTAGTGATTTATTATCAAAACTCCAACTATTATGTCAAACCCTTTCAGTAGAACCTCAATTAGCCTTAAGTGGGGGTCCTGCAGGTTCAGCACAAACTCAATTAACATTAATGTTGGGTAACATTAAAAATTATACTTCTAAAGTTGTAAAAACTATATAATATGGAAGAAGATCAATTATTATTATTAGCACAAAATTCCCTTAAAACCCCTAATGGTATAAAACTTTTAGGAGAAGAAATTAACATATTAGAAATATCAGCACAAATAAACTCATTATCTACTCGATATAATATTAATTTAAGTGAAATAGGAACATCATCTACAAAGGAATTAAATTTAGCTAATGTTGAATCTAACAAATCTACTACTAATTTAACGGCCAGAGAAAAAATCCAAGCTAAAAATAATATTAAAACAAACTCTGAAAAATCTAAAATTGAAGCTATTAAATCCCAAATAAACCAATTAAAATTAAAATTAAAGAGTCAAAAACCAACGTTAGAGACTTATAAAATATCTGGGAGGATATTTGATCAAACAAATGGTGATGTTTTAACAGGAGTAAAAGTACAATTAGGAGTAAATCCTGAAAGAGAATCAACCCTCCCTAGTATAGGATTACCTATATCTTCTGAATTAATTAGTACTAAAATAGATTTAGATTTCCAAGACCAAGTATTTAATGTAGCCTCCCCAAAATCTACTACAACAGATAGTCAAGGTAACTTTACATTAGAAGTTAAAGTACCTATAATACCTCAAAATCAAAAAAGTATACTTAATATTGGTTTATTATATTCTAAAAGTGGATTCATCCCCGGAAATGTACCCATTATAAATGGTGACAGAACAATTAAAACTAACCTACAAGCTTTTAGTTTAATTAATACATCTAAGGCATCTGAAATAATATCCCAAGAATATAAAAATAAAATAGACCAGGCACAATCCTTAGTAAATAGTCTAGCCCTTGACCCTATAGAACAAATTATATCTGCAAGAAAACTTAGTATTGGAAAACTTGTAGACACTATAAAATCTAAATTATTACCTTTAGTTATTGGGATGTTAATTCAATTTGGTATTTCAAAATTATCACAATCAAACAGAAAAACTTGCCCTACACCTCAATCCCTAGATAATATAATTAAAAATCGAAATAGAACAGTAAGACAACTAAACCAAATATATCTTACTATCATTACAAATACGGCATTAGCCACAGCTTTTTTGGCCTTAGCCGGCACTCTAAAAGGAGTAAGATTATCATTAGATTCTTTACCTTTTCCCCAAGCCACAGGAACACCACCTTTAAAGGATTTTGGTGGTTTAATATTTGCCCAACCTTATTCAGTTACTGCTAAACTTCAACATTTAAATGATGAATTAGAAAAGTTAGAAATACAAAATAAAAACTTAAATAAATCTCAATTAACTTCTTTAGTATTTTTAATAGCAGGTACAGTGACTGTAGTATTATTACTAAAAGGTATAGATAAATTAGTTCAAGAATGTGCTGAAGAAAATGGAACATCAAATGCTGAATTAATTTTAATAAACCAAGATCTATTAAATTTATCTGATGAACAGATAGAAGATGGTAATCCCGTTATATCTAATATAAATGGTTTTATATTAAGTGTTACAACTGACAACAAAAACCCAGTAGGTACCTTAAAAAGAAGGTTTGCTATTGCCAAAAATAGCCAAGGAGTAACCTTATTAAAAGGAGAACAATCATTTAGCTCATCAGATCAAATTTTAATTGATGAACTCGTATTTTATATACAACAAAATAATTTAAAAGCTTACTAGTTTAATATTTATAATAAATCAACACAACATGAAATTAAGTCAATTAAAATCCATCATAAAAGGGGCTGTAAAAGAATCAATCCAAGAGGAAATGAAAGAAATTCTTTTAGAAGCAGTACGTTCCCCAAAACATCAAGTCTTCGAAAATGCAACACCTGTACCACAATATAAACAACCCTTACCTGGACCATTAAACCCCACAGCACAAACCCCCCTACCTGAAACTGACAAGTTAAAGTTAAGAGAAAATATGATGAGTGTTTTAGATGGTATGAGACCTGGAAGGGATGGAACCCTAAATGCAACATCAGCGGATGTGCCTATGAACTTTAACCCCGGAATGGATACAACATCACCTAATGGTTCTTTACCTACCGGGGGTGTAAGTATGGATCAAATAATGGGGTTAATAAATAGTAAAGGATAATAATATGGCATTTGGAGCAAGAAGAGTTTACCCCAATGATTTACGACCTAGAGTCGCTATTGGTGTTGGTCTGCCTTTAAATGGTCCTGTTGCCTTTATTCCTAACTATCAAACTAAGGATGCTATTAAAAATAATCTAATTAATTATTTATTAACAAACCCTGGTGAAAGAATTTCAAACCCTTCATTTGGTGCTGGATTAAGAACATATATTTTTACTCAAATATCTAACAATAATTTTGATTATATAAAAGAAGATTTACAAGAAAAGATATCTAATAATTTTGAGGGTATTAATCTTGATGAGGTGGAGGTTTTACAAAGTATAAATTCAAATACAATACAAGTAAACATAAGGTACAATATACCAAATACTGGAATAAACGATACTTTAGAATTAAATTTTAGATAATGGCATCACAAAATAAAGATATAATATACATTAATAAGGACTTTAATGACATTAGAGCTCAACTTATTAATTTTTCACAAACATATTTTCCTAATACCTATACGGATTTCAGCCCCGCATCCCCAGGGATGATGTTTATAGAACAAGCAGCCTATGTTTCAGATGTTTTATCTTTTTATTTAGACAACCAAATCCAAGAAACTTATTTACAATACGCTAGACAATTTGACAACTTATATGATTTAGCCTATATGTTTAGTTATAAACCCAAAGTAACGGGTTTAGCCGTTGTAAATGTAGATTTTTACCAACAAATCCCCTCAAAAGTATCAGGTACTCAAACCGTACCCGATTTTGATTATGCCTTAAATGTAACACAAAATACCACAGTTTCATCTAAAGGAGGAACAACCTTTACAATTCAGGATGCTATTGACTTTTCAGTTTCATCTTCTATGGATCCAACCCTAATAACCATAGCACAAATTTCTTTAGGGGAACCTCAATTTTACCTATTAAAGAAAACAAGAAAAGCAGTTTCGGGTATAATAAATACTACTAACTTTACTCTAGGAGATTATCAAGAATTTCCAACATTAAATCTTAATGTAACTGATATATCTAATATCATTGATATAATAGATTCGGATGGTAATCAATATTATGAAGTTGATTATTTAGCTCAAGATTTAATTTATGATAGTATTAAAAATACCAATATAAATGATCCTAATAACTATACTAATGGGGATGCTCCCTATATTCTTAAAACAAAATCTGTAAATAAAAGATTTGTAACAAGATTTTTAAATGCCAATACATTACAAATTCAATTTGGTGCAGGTAAGCCCCTACAAATTGATGCTGAAGTAGCTCCAAACCCCGATAACGTAGGTCTTGGTTTACCATTTGAACAAAATAAACTAACAACAGCATATTCACCCACTAATTTCATATTTACAAACACTTATGGAACCGCNCCATCAAATACCACTTTAACAATAAGATATCTAACAGGTGGTGGTACCATTTCAAATATAGATGCTAATACTTTAAATACCGTTGACACTTCTACTATAAGTTTCATAAATGCCAGTTTGAGCAATAACACCACTGCAAATTTTGTTTTTAACTCAATAGCAGTCAACAATCCTATAGCCGCTAGTGGTGGTGGGGATGGAGATTCAATTGAAGAAATTAGACAAAATTCTTTATCTAATTTTAACACCCAGTTAAGAAACGTAACAGCTGATGATTATTTAATTAGAGCATTAAGTATGCCTTCTAAATTTGGTGTAATTGCAAAAGCATTTACTCAAAAAGCTTCTGCTAAAACCCCAGATGCCATGTTAGATTTATACATTTTAACCCAAGATCTAAATTCAAATTTAATAATAGCATCAGATTCAATAAAACAAAACCTAAAATCTTATATAAATCAATATAGAATGATAGGAGATTCCGTTAATATAAAAAATGCCTTTATAGTAAATGTAGGAGTCGAATTTGATATTATCACATTACCAGATTATAATAATAGTGAAGTTTTGGCTAAATGTATATCAACAATTCAAAACCATTTCCTAATACGTAAATGGCAAATAAACCAACCTATAATATTAAGAGATATAACAATATTACTAGATATAATCCCAGGAGTTCAAACTGTAGCTAATATAAAAATAGTAAATAAAGCAGGAACCCTATCAGGATACTCGGAATATGCATATAGTATCCCAGGAGCAACCCAAGGGGGTGTAATTTTCCCTTCATTAGATCCTAGTATATTTGAAGTAAAATTTCCTAACGAGGATATTAAAGGAAGAATAGTATCCTTAGGTACTGGTAATTTTAGTTATGGAGGATATTAAAAAATAAAATATGGCTATATATAAACTTTTTCCCTTACAAGACGCATCAATATATTCTTTTTACCCCTATATGAATACTGGTATAGATCCTATTATTGAAATAGGAAATCTAAACGTTAACATCAACCCTGTCCCACAAGTATTTAGATATTTAATAAAATTCGACCAGGATGAGATAAATGATGTTATTACTAATAAGGTAGGTGAAGATAATCAATTTAATAGTATTTTAAAATCTTATATAGCTAATGCCCAAGGTGTTATATTTGATACAGAATTAGAAATTTACCCTATATCAGGTTCATGGAGCAATGGTAGTGGTACATATTTAGATTCACCTTTTTCTACTGATGGTGTAAGTTGGAAAGCACAAAATTTTTCAGGTTCAAATGCTTCAGGGGCTAAGTATTGGGATACATCTTTCTTCCCACAATATGTAACATCTTCATTCTCAGAAAGTTTTGAAGGTGGTGGTACTTGGTACACAGGATCATCAGACCCCTTTAATACAAATATTTCAATTACCCAATCATTCCAATTAAGATCAGATAAAGACCTAAAAGCAGATGTTTCAGATATAGTGAATGTTTGGTATTCAAGTTCAAATAATATTGGGGGTTATACCAATATTCAAAATAATGGGTTTATATTAAAATGGGAAGATGTTATAGAATTTAACACCTCTGATGCCATACAACCCATAATGCAATTTTATTCAGTAGATACAAATACTATCTACCCACCAGTTTTAGAAATACAATGGGATGATCAGTTATGGAATACTGGTAGTTTACCCCCACTACAAACAGCAGATATGTTTGTTGCTTTAGATAGTAACCCCGGAGTATTTTATAGTGAGAGTATTAACAGATTTAGACTAAACGTAAGACCCGATTACCCAGTAAGGACTTTTATGACAAGTTCAATAGATACTGTTAATCATTATTTACCTGATGGTTCCTTGTGGGCTATTAAAGATTTAGATACTAATGAATTTATAGTTCAATTTGATACCAACTACACTAAAATAAGTTGTGATGCCAAAAGTAATTACTTTGATATTTATATGACAGGACTACAACCTGAAAGATATTATAAAATATTAATTCAAACCACAATTAATGGTAGTACTATAGTTAAAGATGATAATTATTATTTTAAAATAGTTAACGGATAATGGGAGGAGAAAGACTAGATCTTAAAAAGGAGGTATTTGATAAAGCCCAATATATTAAAACTATTAACACCCGTTTTGATGAATTTGGGACTACATCTATTACTCAAGATTTGCAAGTTCAACCTACTGTTGAAGAATTCTTTGGATTATACAATTCTCTTTTTTATGATATACCCGCTCTAGGTACTATTAATTCTCATGAATATTTAGTTAAAACTAGTGGTGATTATATTAATTTTGATGATATAAGTGAAGAAATAACAGCATTACAAGCAGAAATAAGTCAATTAAGACAGAATTTACTGAACACTCAGCTAGAAAATATAAAAATTCAAACTTCTAACTCTGGTGATATTGTAAGTGATTTAATACTTACAACTGCAACTCAAGAAATTAAAGCATCTAACCAGCAATTAATAGAAACCAATGTAACCTTATCTGAAAATACTAAAACATCAACTAGTAAGTAATACAACATAATAAAAGAGAATATAATATATTAACAAATTAAATTTATGGAGTTAGAAACAACTATACAAACCCTAAATCCTGATACTTTTGAATATCAGACTTATTCTACTTCAGACGAACAATTAATTGTTCAATCTGAATTAGATACCAACTTCTCTCCTTCTACTGATTATATTGAATATTACATATATGATCAAAATCAAACTTTAATATACCCAGATACAACAACACCTCTAGTTTCTTATGATGTAAGAGAAGGAGATATTATTTTAAATCCCATTTCTAACTTATCTAGTTTAGGTTATGATGTTGGTATATATAATATTTTATACACTTTCTACAGAAAAATAGCATCATCATCTATTACAGATAAATACTTCATTTCAGCAATATCCTCAGACAGAACTGAAATTAGATTAGATAATAACACAATTGAAAATTCAACAATAATTTCATCCACTAATGATTTTATTGAGTATAGAGAATCCCAACCTTATTTTGTTGATTTTTACCTTAATTTTGGTGAAAACCAAACTGTAATTGCAAACAACCTTAGGTTAGAAACTGAAGAAGGAATTGATCCTACTTTATTAATTAAACTATACGAACCTTTACCACTAAATTTTAATGTAAAAGACGAATTATGGTTAGTTGAAGTATTATCAAACCCACAAGCATACAAAGTTGATTTCCCATTTGAATCCTTTATAGAAGATGATTTTACTTTTATATCTGGACCTAACTATAATTTAAATATTGTTAGTCAAAAGGCATCACCCGGAGAACAATTTTCATATAATACATTACTTAATTCGGATATTACTAGTTCTATTAATCAAATACAGAGTTTATTAAATGAAAAAGAGATTAATATTAACATTAATTATACTGATTTTAATAATTTTGTACATTTTAGTTCTGCAAATACACGTTTAGAAAATTTCTACTATAAGGTTAGTTTAATTGAATCTTATAATAACGAATTATCTACTTTTTTAAGCCAAATCACTACAAATACAACAACGACCCCTTCTTATAGTTCAAGCAAAGCAACTTTAACAGGTGAAATTGATAGCATAATTAAGAATTTTGATGGGTATGAGTATTTCTTATACTTTAATAGTGGTTCTGCTACATCATACCCAAAATCTAATTCATTCCCTCCATTTACTTTATACCCAACAGGTAGCACTGAGGCGCAAACTTGGTTAACATCTTCTTCAACAATTGCTTTAAACTATGATGAAGAAAATAGAGATTGGTTATATTGGTCAATACCTGAATATTTAAGAGAAGATCAAGACAATAGACGATATGAATTATTTGTTGATATGGTTGGCCAGTATTATGACAACGTTTGGGTTTACACCAAAGATATTACAAATAAATTTGATGCCGATAATCGTTTAGATTATGGTATTTCAAAAGATTTAGTATCTGATGCCATTAAGGATTTCGCAATAAAATTATATTCAAATAATTTCAATACTGATGATTTATTCACTGCCTTTTTAGGGTTAACTCCTTCTGGTAGTTCTTTCCCTTTCCCTAATATAACTGGTAGTTTACCAACACCTTCTGGGTTTGAGTACGTAGATACTAAAATATCGGCATCTAACAATATAGTCCCATTAGATGATGTTAATAATCGAGTATATAAACGAATTTATCATAATATACCTTATTTACTTAAAACAAAAGGTACAGTAGCTGGTATTAGAGCTTTAATTACTTCGTATGGTATACCTGATACTATTTTAAGAGTAAGTGAATTTGGGGGTAAGGATAAAAACGAATCTCAAGATTACGATTTAAAACAAAATGTATTTAATTATGCGTTTGATACTGGAGTAGATGCAACTAACTATTTAACTTCAGAATGGGNTTCTAATNCAATTTTTCCGGATGGTGATAGTTCCCCCAAAACAGTCCAATTTAGATTCAAACCTGCAAGTATACCACTTCCTTCTAATAACACACCTAACAGTAATATTAGATACTCCCAATCTTTATTTTCCACAGATGATGGGGGTAACATAGTATTAGAATACACAGGTTCAGGTTTTACTAGTGGTTCATATTCAGGTTCAGTTTTTAGTCCTTATGATAATTACGGAACCCTTAAATTTATACCGGCAGCTAGTGATCTTCCATCTTTATCTGCTAGTGTTTATTTACCTTTCTTTAATGAAGATTGGTGGTCAGTACAAGTAAATATATCAAGACAATCATCTGCCTCCTTATTTGTTGCAAATAAAATAGATGGTAAAGTTGGTTTTAATGCTTCCTCATCTATACATGGTTTTGATAGTCAATTTTGGGAAGATGCTTCTAATGCTTATTTAAATAAAAATACTAACATAACCCCCCCAGGAATGGGAGTTTATAAACCCTTCTCTGGTTCATTCCAAGAACTAAGATATTGGGCACAAGAAATTTCACAAAGTAATTTCTTTGATTATACAGTTAACCCTTATTCAAATGAAGGAAATGGTGTTAATAGTACCCCTAATCAATTATATTTTAGGGCAGATTTAGGTACTCAATTAGATACAGGTAGTAGAACATCTATACATCCTCGTGTTACTGGGTCTGCTGTTCAAATAACTTCCTCTTTTGATGGTGGGAGTAGTGCTTTTACCCTTAACACAGAAAATTGGGTTACTAACATAGAAAACATATACCAAGACCAAATACCCGTAGGTATTAAGAACAGGGTCACAGATAAAATCCATAACAAACAAACAATAATAGCTGAAGCCCCTTACGGTTTTCCAAAACCAACTTCTTTAGTACCTGAAATTTCAAGTGTAGGAAATGATACTCAAACCCTCTCTCCTATGGAGTCTATGCAACAATCTCCTTTTACAAGTCAAAGCCATACCCCAAATATTGATTATTTAGAAGTTGCATTTTCACCCTCAAATCAAATTAACGATGATATTAATGCTCAATTAGGGTACTTTAATTTAGGGGAATATATTGGTGATCCAAGATTTTTCTCATCATCCTTAGATACATACCCCGACTTAGATAGACTGAGAGATGCTTATTTTGAAAAATATATGAGTAGTTATGATGTTGTTGATTTTATTAGATTAATAAAATTCTTCGATAATTCATTATTTAAAATGATTAAAGATTTTACACCTGCTAGAACAAGTTTAGCTTCTGGTATAGTAATAAAACAACATTTATTAGAAAGAAACAGACAAAGACCAACCCAAGTTACATCATCATTACATGATTATGAAGCTTTAGTAGTAAATTTACCAAAAAACTACACCTCAGGCTCATCTGATTTTCCACAATATTCTACAGAAGGTTCTTCTATATATAAATTTAGTGGTGGAACTGGTGGTTCACTTGAAAGGTTTAATGGGTTACAAACATCCCCTTCTGGAACTTTAGGTGAAGGTCCTAACAATAGATTTGGTATAACACAAAGTTGGCAAGATTCTAATAGTGGGTCTGTATTAAATACAACTTTCTTTAATCAAAGTAGCTCACAATATGTTAGTGGTTCATATTTAGGACCTAGAACTTGGGAAAAGTCTAATCAATCTGAATTTTATAATGGTATATTTAGTGGTTCAATGATAATTGCAGTAACACAATCTTTAAACCCTGGATGCGAACCTTATTTGAAGGCTAATGATACACCGGCAGTATTTAAACCTATATTTTTTAGTTTAAGTGATGAAGGTTATAATAATACTTTACAATCTGTAGTAACACCTGGTGCTTTTTTAGATCAAAATAATGTACCCCCTGAAGGGTATGCCTGGATAGCATCTGAACAAACTGATTTAGGTGGTGTGGGGCAACAACAAGTTAAATCTATAAAATTAAGCCAAAATGATGTTTCTGGAACAGAAATTATTAATTACTTAGACAATCTTTTAAATTTAAGAATTATACTTCCAGACTTAACATTACCTTATAATATTATAGCAACCGAATATATTATAATAGGTAGAACTATTTACGCTGATCATATTTTATTAAGTGTATCCCCACTAACTTCAGTAGGAGGTAATAACTTTTACCAAACTGTGGATAACATTATTTACCCTGCTATAACAAGCTCAACTGCTGGTGGTTCTATGAATTGGAGTTTAATAGCTAAAACTAATTACACATCATCAACTAATAATTCCGGCTCTTCCGATTTAGAACAACAAGGTGTATTTTTAAACCCCAATAACTTAACTCAAGAACAAAATTATTTTTATTGGAGTGGTTCAAATGATGATAGTCAACCGTTTGATGCCTTAGATTTCTTTCATACTGGGAGTAATTCTATTAATACTTTAAATATTTTAGATGCCCCTTCTTTAGTAGAATATGGGTCATATACAATACCTTACACACCCAATATTCCTTGGGTAATATCTGCATCTCTTGTATATAGCTCCTCAATTATTCCTTCATCATCAATAGTTGATAGTGGGACATATCATTTTTCATCAAGTTATAACGGGTTTAATTTAACAAACCAAAACTTTATTTTAGGAGGAAGAAGTGATATCTCCACTCTATTTAGACCCTCACCTCTAACAGTTACCGGTTTAGGTACTATAGCTTTTAATGGTAATAACTGGAAAAAACAAATACCGGGTAACTCAGGTTCAGGGGTTAATATGAATGATTATGGTGGTCACCCAAAAATCAAAGTAGATGGTACTGCTTCAATGGATTGGTATTTTCCCTCCTTAACTTTAGCAGGGACTGACCCTGGAACTGGGGGAAGTATATCTAGTGAATTTACATCATTTTCGGGTAGTGCTATTACTTCTGGTAATTCTAGTTTTACATCATCATTTAATAATTCTTGGGGTAATGATACTATCACTTGGGCTAATATTATAACAGATCCTATTGATGGTCCATATGGGCAGAATTATGGGGGTGAAATAGGAATAAATCTTGTTGATCTCCAAACTGAGATTTCTATTCGTACAATAAATACCCCTACCTTTTTTAGCCTTGTAAATTTAAGTGTAGATTTTTCTACCATATCCAATTCTTCTACTAACAACTATCAAGTAAAATTTGTCTACAAAATATATAATGTAAATACACCTAATG